TCGGACCGCTGTTGACGGGGCCAAAGAAACTCACCAGTACCGTCCCCTGCATCTTCTACTTGACGTTCGAAGATTTCGTAGATTGGCTCGCTACCCACCAGCTCACCTTTTTTGTCGTAGATGTCTTCGTCCATCTTAGCCATGTCAGCATAAAGGTCGTTGGGGTGATAACGGGTACCACACACCCACTCTTCGGCGTCTGCGCCTTCGATAGAAGACAAAAGAGAGTATTGGCGACGCACTTTGTCCCGCCCGTCCTCGGTATACGCGTTCTCGAACACCACGATGTCGTCCAGAACGGCGATGTCACAGTGTAGACCCGTGAGGGAGGTGGTCATACCCCCGGTAAACACTGTAGGGTCCCGTACGGCCTCCTCTTTGCGCTTTGGGTGGTCCACCGAGATTTCGGTATTGGTCCACTTCTCGCGTTTTCCTTCGTCTACGTGGGTCATGTCTGGCCAGTAGCGTCGGTAAATAGAGGTGTCCAGAATGTCCTTGATCATCTTGAGCTGTTTTTCAGCCAAGTTGGAGGTGGCGGACACGTATAGGATGCGGATGTCGGGTCGGCGGGTAATTTCCCACGCAACTCGGAACGCAATCATGCGGCTTTTACCGTGGTCCCGAGGCAGCAACACCATCTGGTGCTTCTTTCGGTCTTGGCGGGTCCACCAGCGGCAAAGTTCGGTGTGCACGGACCCAAGCACCTGTTTGGGGGCAATCAGCCTGATGAACGTTTCTAGGTCGTTCTCGGCAGCTTCCCGGATCAGGTCAATGGCGTCAGTCTCTTGGATTCCTTTTACCGGCGCTTTTAGTTCGCGGGTAGGACCTGTTGGCTTTGCGACTTTGGACTTGCCAGTTGCTCGGCTTGTTGTTGAGCGCGTTGCCGTCTTTGTGGTTGATGTCTTTTCCGTCACCTTTACGTGCCTTCCCGGCTTTGATCATGTGCCGTCTAGCTTTATTGCGGGCAACCCGTTTGGCCACCTGTTCTGGACTCTTTTGGTACTTTGCTTGAGCTCGTTTTTCGGCTTCAGTTGCTCTGGGCATTTAGGCCGTCCTTGTGAATGTGCCGTTTGTTGTAAATGTGTGAATTGTGTTGCCGCCGCTTGTGGTGATGGTTCCGCCTGTTGCTGTCATTGAGCCTGTTGGATAGGCAAAGATAGCAACCCCATTAGCCCCATTGCCCCCATTAAATGCCCCCGGCGTTGAAGCACCGCCTCCGCCACCGCCGCCACCGCCTCGATTTGGGGCGGCATTGATACCCGCGCCCGCGAAACCCGCGCCGCCACTAGAACCGCCCGCAGCACCTGCCAACCAACTAAAACCCGGTTCGTCAGAGCCGTTGCCGCCACCGCCCGCGCCATAGTTTGTCAGTGTTCCTGAAATGGCAGAGTCAATACCAAGGCCACCCGCGCCACTTCTAAGTGGACTGTTTGCGCTACTGCTGCCCACACCGCCCGCGCCGCCACCGCCACCAGCAGGCGCATCAGGAGAATTACCGTTTCCACCCGCAAAACCGCCAGCGGCACCCGCGCCGCCCCAATTTCCGGCCCAAGAGCCAGTGCCTCCACCGTTTGCCGTTGCTATGCCATCAGCAGAAATACCTCCTCGATCATGGCGACCACCACCAGCCCCACCTAACGCAGAAGGAAGGCCTGTTGCAGTTGTGGCGCTGCCGGAACTACCAAAGTTCGCATCATTAAATATATCTGGAACTGGCGTGCCGCCCGCGCCCCCTGTCCCTCTTACGACAGTTATAGATGCGCCAATTTGTATATTTGTAATTCCAGATTGGACCTGACCGCCGCCGCCGCCGCCTCCAAGGGTGCCACCGCCGCCGCCGCCACCACCGACAAGTAGGTAGTTAACAGAAACAGGGCCAGCAACCCCAGCCTTACGGCTAATATTTGTGCTTAGTGCTAGACCTAACATCTTAGTCGTAAATCGCTACCCAGACACCAGTACTTACCCCAACTGACTTACATACTAGGGGCACTACTTGAAGCGCACTGGCACTCACAATGGAAATAGCCACGGTGGAGTTAATAGGTGTGCAAGCCATGTTACCTGCGGAAATGCACATAAGGGCTTTAGGTGGAATCGAAAAGGTTTCTCCAGCCGGGTTCACGATTACAGCGTGCTTACCGTGGGAAACGTTGGGGGATGTATATGGCATCATAGTGGTTGTTTAGCTCCGTTAGTTAACATTTCCACGCCCTTAGGGCCAGTGCTTTTCTTGTTGGTCTGCCTTTGGCGTCTTTCATCGGTCCTTTGACCCCAGACATTCGGGCACAAAAGGACTTCTTACGTCCGGCATCTTTTTTAGTTTTGGGGTTCGGTGCGGGGGGCTTTAGATTGGCCCCCTCTTTACGTTTGAAGTAGGCGCGTCCTGCTGAGTTCAACCCACCCTTTGGGTCTTGGTACTTTTTAGCGGGCACGTCACTTACCCCCGTTAATTACTTTCAGACCACCAATTCGCTCAAGGTCGTCTGTGGTTTGTTGGCTGAGGTCTGCAAGACGTTTAAGTTCCCCCTTGAGCTCTTCCTTAGAGGGTCGTCCACGTCCCGTCTGTTTTTCCCAACCGACTTCAGCAAGGTACTTAGACGCCTGTAGGCTCTGGGTGTCATTACCGGATTCGGCAATGTCTTTAATCTTTTTAATTGCATCTGCTCGGTTCTTCATGTTGAGTTCCCGAACCCACTGGTCAAAGGCATCCTTAAACCAAGTGGACTCAAGAAGTCGTTCAAAGTGTTTGTAGGAGTCTAGGTACTTCAGGGCCCACAGGTACCCGGTGGGGTCCCCTTCGTAGACAAAGGACCTACGGCAATTGATGAGGCCCTCGACGTCGTTGTGAAGGGAGAACTTTACGTCGGACCCCTTTTCGCCGGGGGCCTCTAGGAATAGTGCTGCTGTTTTCATATTATGATGTCACCACGGGTAGTGCTTCTGATACGACACGCCAGTTTGCGTTGTCTCGGATGACGAGGACGCCTGTCCCGGAACCTGCCCCCTCTCCAGTCTTCCGCCCGTTGGTTGCAAAGGCTATCTGACCTTCAACAACGTTGGTGGGAAGGTTGGCTACTGTGTAAGAGCTGATACCGAGCGGGGCGTTTTGAGCCGAGAACTCATTGTCAGCAGAATTTAAGAAACCAAACACTTTGGTTGCTGCGTTTGCACTGATACCCGTGTTTGAAAAACCACCAAAAATAACAATTGATGGTGATGATGATGACACAAGGATTGAGTTTAGCGTTATTCCGCTAAAGTGGTTTGGTCCAACAAATATGTTAGATGCACCGGGTTGAATAGACAACGCCCTTTCTATCCGATTATTACCCACCCAACGGTTATCGGTAACAGTAATACCTGTGCTTAAACCGCCAATCAACACGCTTTCAGTTTGATTGCCAGTCCCAGCAGCAGAAACCCGATGAAACAAGTTTCCAGAAATGATACCCTCACTTGCCCCCATGTTTATTGACATTCTAGAGGAGCCGGTATTGTAGAATGAGTTGCCCGTAATTGACCACCCCCTAGGCCCACCATCAAAGTAAAGTAGGTTTCCGGGACCCTCCAAAGTGTTTCCTGTGACGGTAATCCCAATGGGTGTTGCAGAAGCATCCCCTGCCACAACAATCCCAGCAAACGACGGGTTGGTGGTTGTAATATTTTCGATTGCGTTACCCGTGATGGTGATTAAATCGCAACTATCTGGGTTGAGAGGATTTGTGTTGAGCGCAATGCCTGCCCCATAAGGTGAACGGATGATATTGCCAGATGTAACACCAGCTCGATCAAACATTTCAATGGCATAAGAAGTTGATCCTATAATTAGGTTATTGGATACAACATTACCTTTACCCGTACAAGAAAGACCAAAATCACCCGCTAAACTCATATCCACAGTATTGTTAGATATGATCCCGTTGTTGCTATCAGTCCAAAACTCAATACCCAGCTGGTCATTAGCATGTTCAACGGTTTGCGTTATGCTATTGTTTGTACACTTCCAGCCACCGACCAGTGACCTGATACCGATACCAGCGGACGCTGTAATACTGCCACCACCACCTTGAATACCAAAGTTTATAATAGTGTTACCGTCTACGATGCCATCAGCAGGGCTTCCCAAGATTGTTGTGGGACTTAGGAAGCAGAAGATAGCGAAGTCGCCAACATTTTCAAAAAAGTTATTTAGACACTTAAATCGATGAGCTGGTCCAACAGAACGAACGCCCATTGATTGACAGTTTACGAATTTCATCCCTTCAATGGTCACATCTGTGGCAAAGTTTAAGAACTCAGATGCGTTGTAGAAATATGCTAGGTTTGCACTGTTACCGTCGATAGTATAACCACGATGAATTGCACCGACTGCGCCGCTGTTAATTGTGATTAGGTTGCCGCTTGCTGTAGCTGAGTGGGTCCATATTGTACGCCAGTCGCCTTGTACAATTTGTCCGGCAGTATTTTGAGTTACCAAACCCGCTACAAATCTTCCAGAAGGTAGGCGCACGTTGAAGCCGGAGTTCAGGGCCCGTTGCAGTGCCGTAGTATTAGCTGAAGCGTCCGATTCATTAGAGGACAGCACCAAGCCAAACCAAGAGGCGTGCACCCACCCATCGTTTATTTGTCTTACCCACCGGCCCGTGGCTGTGGCATCTTCCTTGACCCGCGTGCCGCCGTTGTTGTCGTTAAGGACACTTGTGCTGTCCCAGCGGAAAAAGCCCCCACCGTCCCCGGTGGTGTGGTTAGACAAAAGCTGAATTACGTCTGGGCGTCCCTCGGGCCACGTGGTGCTACGCAAAGTGGCCACGTTGGCAATGGTTGCGATGTTGGCCACCACGTCGATGGTTACCGAACCCGCCACCACGTCTTGCAGGCGAACCGCGTCGGTGAGGTTAATGGGGGCCCCAACGTTGATGATCCGATTGGAGTTCATGTCAAGGGGGGCCAGCATCTGGTTGGGGGTGGAACCGTCCCGACTCAGGGTGTTGTCTAGCTCCGCCGAGATAGCCGCAAAGTTCTGGTTGAGCTTGTTGCTGGATCGGAACCCAGACAAAATAGGAGACAAAGTAACTTTGGACAAACGGTGGCACCTCCGGCGCGGGTTAATAGAAGTGAAGAGCAGAGCAACGGTCTGCGACCTAGTAAGACAAAAAAGAGAAAAGTGGGGACCCGCCTATATGGGTATCCCGTATAGTGTATCCCAATTGTGTAAGAGAACTAATAGATAATATATTAATTAGTAATTAGCTTCTTTCATGTATCCCCTTTATAGGTATATTATAACAAAAAGAGACCCCGATGTCAAGAGGAAAAGACAAAGAAGTAAGAAATAATAGCAGTCCCCCTCCCCGAGGTGTGCATCAATACGGAGTGTGTCCCCGACCTCGGGACTTGTCAAGCCCACCTACTGTATCTCGGGCTGAGTATCCCGGAATTTCTGTGAGAAATACTTTAGGTGTGATATGCAATAATGCAGCCACCCCGACCCCCCACACCCCCCGTCCACAACCTAAGGTAATCAGCGGGCCTGACAAATACTTAAGGTTACTCGGGGCGAGGGCTGAACGGTTTGTATAGTGTTCAGTGTGTAGTGTTCTGTATTCTATGTTCTTTATTTTATGTGAATATTCATTCATTCATTAGTGTGTGTTACACGTTCACTAGTCACACACCGAGGGCAAGCTACTGTTATGTTATAACATATAGGCAAAAGTCTGGCGAAGGGGGTGTTATGTTATAACGTATCAAAACGGGGTGAATACGGTATCCGGTTACCATACATTATACCTATATAAGGGGGTGTATTGGTCATCTAATACACTACCACACCGATTTGGGTGAACAAACACAGAACAAACAGGTTAAATGCAGAAAGATGCAGTAAAATGCAGAAAATAATTACATAACAAAACCAATAGCTTAAGTGATTTGGGGACAATGTTTAATACCTAAAATGGAATACACAACCTTTGGTATACTTGAGTTATGGTTTGGGGTATGAGACAAAGGGTCATCGATTGATAACCAGTCGATAACACATAGACGGTTGGCCTAGATACCTTCGCCATAATTCCGTCCACCGATAGGGGAGATACGTCCAATGCGTCCTGATAAGCGCACTAGGCAAGCCGCCCTCTTGGCTGATCCACAGGCTCTTGCTTTGTGGGCTGAGAGAAAGCGTGCCCGAGAAGTCCAAACCGTAGTCAAGTCCAACGAAGGGGCTAAACCCGAGCGTCTAACGTGGCGCAAGGATAAGTCCTTTGACCGAGACTATGTAATGGGCAAGGCGTATCATGCACCGCGTGAGATGCGGGCGGCTATGGGCAGTGTGTCCAAGTCGCCGACACCTAAGCGTTGGTCAACGAAATAACTAAAGGGGCTACATTTTTATGTGGCCCCTAGCGTTACCCCTATATCAGTCATAGCCTATATGGCGCGCCTTGTGTGTGCCTATAAGCTGTGCCTATGTGTAAAATCCGAGACCCTGTGTGGGAGCCGCTAAGGAACTGTGACGTAAACTCTGAAAACCACTATAGGTGGAGAGCACAGCGGGCTAGATTCTCGGTAACTCAAGAGCGGTTGTTCCGCACCCTAGATGGTTGGTCTGGTGTTTCCCCTAGCGGGTGCATCTTGGCTTTGCCTATCCCTAGTGTGTATGAGCGTTATTCCGACCCCGAAGCCCGACCCCTCAGCAAGGTCTAAAGCACGCATTCCGTAATTGGTAAAGCGTGGGGCTTGCCTATCGCGCCTAGCAAGCGCACCTAGATAGGTCACACGCACGGCTAATTTGCGTGGCAATGGCCCCATTGTTTTGGGGTCTTGGAAGGTGTCTCGTGCAATCATTGGGATTGTGGGACGCACCTTCTAAGGGCTAACTATTATGTCCAACGAACAATATCGCCAAGCCGTCGAGTCTTATATCAAGTCCGGTGGCCAAATCACCCTCTGCCCTCCTAGCCGCGCTAGTGGGGCTGTCCCCGTGTCTCGCAAGGACACACCACGTAGACCCGATTGGATGGCCCGTCGGGTAGCTTAGAAGGAACCACGCAAATGGAATTGAAAATTGACGTTGCCGCCCTGCCAACCACCAAGCAGGTCAAGAAACAAATCACTGTCATCGGCACTGCGGGTGCCAAGCTTGACGCTGCCATCCACGCCACGGCTCTGGCTTGCCTTGGCCACGCGGCACAGTATGGCGACACGCGCCTGTTTGCTGACCTCTATGGTGCCATCAGCAAGGGCGG